TAATAACACACACTAAAATCACATGAACTACACACTCAAAGAGATTAGCAATCTAGTAAACAATATGATTGCAATGCAAGGTGAAGATGCACAATGTGGAGCATGGATCTACACAGCAGAGGATTGCGCGATTTATGATGAAGACGGCAACCCAGAATATGTGTGTGATGGTAACCCAGAACTAACAAAAGCGATTTTCAATGAAGTCGGAAATATCGATCATATTTACACTGTTATTCAAGAATGTGTAGACGAGGTTACTGAAGAGAAATACATGCAACAGCAGCAGGAGCAGGACACCTAGCGAACTGTCCACCAAACCCCCACAGACGCCCCATATGCCCTATATTAGTTTCATCGGGAGGGGATCACACCTCACCCACCACTAACCCCCCACACAGAGCATCATGCGTAAGATCGAAACCCAAATGAACGCCGCTATCAGCAACAACGCTGACTGGCAGAAAGACAACACTTCTGTTCACTTCGATCCCGAAACTAACACCAGTGTAGTACGTCTCCACGGCAACAAGATCGCTGAGGTTGACAACGACGGCATCAAACTTTTCGACGGCGGTTGGCAGTCAAACACCACCAAATCACGTCTCAATGCTATTCTCTCAGAGCATGGTATTGCTGGCGAAGGTGTATTCCAGAAGGATTTCCAATGGTTCATCCGCCTGTATAATGGCACTGAGTTCTTCACTATGAACTTCACATCTGGTATGCGTTTGGGTGCACTTGCTACCGCTGATCTTCTCGCATGATTACATCATCCACGCCAGCAGACTATCAAGATTTCTGGCACAATCCTGATCCACTCACTGACACTACCTCTTCAGACATCATGAACGACGATTACACAAACTACGAAGCAGATTTTGACTACAGTGGTGAATGGGAGGATAAATCTGATCTCCTTGCATCACTCGAAGAAGAGACAATCAAAGACAACTATGATGGTGAAACTATCCAATACATTAACAACTTCCGCTGATGTATTTCACACCAATGCAACAAGAACTGATAGTCTACTGTCTAGAACAATGCTCCTCAGACTTCACTGATGAGGAACAATCAGACTTCGAATCTATCATGATGAAGTTCACACTATCACCACCACAATCACCACCGTGTGAGTATGATCAAGTCTTAGAATACTCCAAAGCATCTCCACAGTACCTCTGAAGATACCCATGAGTTACTTACATTCAGAAAAGCGCACCTTTTTAGAAATGTTAAATAAAAGGTTTGTGCGTGAATGATAAGATTGTGTAAAAGTTCGTTATTATTCTCTTTCGTCCATCATCCACCGCCTATGTGATCAATCGTCCTTAAATGTCTTCTGCCGTTGTTACCTTAGCGTGCTCGGTATAAGACTCACAGTTCTCACACATTTTCCCAGGATTCTCACACTTATCACCACGGAGTTATTATGAGTAAGCAGCAGGCGATTGAAGCACTCAGCAACACTGAAACAGCAGCAGATCTTATGCTCGTCTTGGATGCCATTGCTGAACTTTTTTGATCCATTATAAGTGAACTCGCAGGGATTGTCAACCGGGGGGATTGACAGTCTCTGCGTGATACTTATAAGAATGGGGGTGAATGTTGTCAAGCAGTTGACAGTCTTGGCGTCCTTATGTTATGATCGCCCCCTGGGCGTGCCCCCGTAATTAATAAGTACCTTCTTTCTAACCTACAAACGTTTCACCGACCGAGAGATATAATAAACGACTCCCCCGTCCCCAGAGATATCAAAATTTTTTTCGCAGTAAAAAATCCGCTCAGAGGTCCATCAAGATCTTATGATATTCTGGATAAGTCTTAGCATGATCCTGGTTACGAATCATATCATATGCTTTGATATGTCCGAGGAACCTATAAGTAAGGTCCGGACCATCAATATTAATAAAGTTAATGAGTGTTTGAAACTTCTTATGATCTTTATATTTGTCGATGATGATATCTTTTAGTTTACGGGAGATGTTATGTACACAAAGATGCGAAGGTCCCCATAGGAATCCATGAGACAATCTTATTTTGTTCGCCTTACAGTATTCTAAGAACTCCATCTGGTACCATACATTATAGTTGGAGATGGTAGAGTATAACTTAACCTCACCGAAGCCGTGTGAGTTAAACTTATGGTAGTTAGAGATCACGGTGTCCCATGAAGATTGATCTCTAGAATACTCCAAGCGTTCTCCCATATCATCACAGGAGATAACCAGAACGACACGTTTAAACTTTTTAAGGGATGCAACCAGATGTTCATTATATACTGAACCATTGGTTGTAATGCATAAAGTAATATCCGAAACAAAAGGAGTTTCAGAAATCATTTGTATCAGTTCCAGATTTTCGTGAGAGATGAATGGTTCCCCACCGGTAAGTTCAATCTCTCGAATATGTGGTAACCATTTCTCAAAGAATATCTGTTGATTATGAGATAGATCAAGAATCTTAGTGGAGGTTCGATATTCTATCTGTTCAGGTGTTTCAACTTCCCTATCAATCAGATCATATGCTACTTGGATCTCACCCTGCTCCTCCATCTCTTTTTGAATAGATGTAGAAGTCATTGGATTACACATCCTACACCTATAGTTACAGGCATTAGACAACTTAAAGTCAAAGATCCGAGGTATCTGAGGACCTTTTAGATTATAGTCGATATCATACATCCTTACACGTTTATTGAATCTTCTACGTAGGGAGTATACACCGGCTTCCTCCTCTTCCCAGCAAGCGTTACACTCTGCGGGTTTTTCACCTCTCAGGAATGCTGCGCGTAACTCTTCAAACTTGGGGGAGTTATATACTTCATCAATCGTACCATCTTTAAGGTTAGGCATACCATAGGTATACCCAGTATTATATTCTGTAGTGTGTTCATATCTACAGCACGGACGAGATTCACCAGTAATATCTGTGGAGATTGATATCCATGGTGCAGGACAGAACGTACACGTATTCACAGAGTATAAATCTAAATATCCTTAGGTTATTTATTTGGCACTGCATGAAAATCTTGTTCTCTGGATGCAGTAATACCTGGGGTGATGAGTTAGATAATCCTGAAACAGAAAGATATTCCTATCATGTAGCAAAGCACTTTAATGCAGAAGAGATTAATGTATCCGACTGTGGCGCATCAGTCCATATGGTTGCTACATTTGCATTGCAGTGGATCAAGTATAATGGTAAACCTGATGTAGTTGTTATACAGTGGCCACCATTTCAGAGGTCAGAGTTCTGGCGGATTCGTAAGAAAAGATTAGCAGCATTAACACCACAAGACTTCCGTGAAGGTAGTACCAAACCTGATGATCATCAGTCATGGGCAAAGTTCTATTTTCAGGAGATTCATAATGATTCCCTAGCATGTGACCGTTGGTTTCTAGAGATGTATGCTATGGAGAATGTAATGAGACAGATGGGCATTAAGTATGTCACGATCTCTCATAATCAATGGCATCATAAAGCAGCATCAGCATGTAATAACTGTGATCCTGATAAACATAGTAAGATCACCATGGCAATCAATAAGATTCATGAGATCGACTATTGTCCTATCTACAGTAACCATTTACAGCAGATACCAGAAGCGATTCATGGTGGTATCTTGCCGAAAGAAAACCAAGGTGTCAATACTCCAGAGTTTAGGAGGAAGTGGTTGAAACCAAGGTCTCATCCAAACGAAGCAGCACATATCGAGATTGCGAAGCATATCATCGGGAAGATTGAATCATGCTGAGTTCGCCAAACGAGTATCTGTATCAACTAAAGGCATGTAATAAGTCTGAAGCAGTTCGGATGTGGCGACAAGATTTAAAAGAAAGTTGGAATGAATCCTGTGCATACTGTGGTGAGTATGGTGATACTATAGATCATATTATACCACAAGCATTGGGTGGGACTGATGAGATTACTAATGTGCTATGCTGTTGTCAGCGGTGTAATGCAGATAAAGCACATGAACCAGTTGAGATCTGGTACTTTCAACAATACTTCTTTGATCAAGACAGATGGGACAAGATTGAAGAATGGAGACGTGTGAAGACTGAAGGTACAAGAAAACGTTATGTCAGAGGTCGTAATGGACAAGCATCAAGATCTGTCATTCAATAGTATTCTATTCTGTGGATGCTCTCATGTTTATGGTAGTGATCTAGAAGCATACCATCGTCATCTCCGTGGTATGGAACAGGTTAATAATGTAAAGGTTGTTGGTGAGCACCAGTCATCCCATAGGTACTCACGATTAGTTGCAGATCATTATGGTGCACAAGAGTACAACATATCTAAACCTGGAATATCTAATGACCACATTGCTGCAAAGGTTGTAGGTTTTGTTGAGCAGCAGTCTGTTGATCTAGCGATTGTTCAGTTAACGCATTCAACACGACTACTGTCATACAATGATAGTGATAAGAGGTGGGAAGATATAATGCCAAGTGAGCAGGAGTATCTGCCTAGGAAGTTATCTGAAGCAAAGGAAGCCTTTTACAAATACGTATATCATGATAGAATGTCTTCGATGCACTATTGGAGGAATGCATATCTCCTTCAAGAGATGTTCCGTGCAAAGGGTATTGAATACTTCTTCTTTCGCACATGCAACATACCGCATCAAAAGGATGATCTCTATTATCCTTATATCGATCAAACTAGAGTCTTTTCACAAACAATGCAGGAAGATCTTGCATTACGGTTACATTCGAAGTATACTGTACCTAAAGTCAAAGGAGTTACCCGTGGTAATCATCTGAATGAACTAGGTCACGAAAAGGTCTCCAAGTATCTAATAAATAGTATCGAGCATTTCTATACTCATGGCTTTCAGCGTTTATCTTGACAAAAAACCCGCTTTTGAAAACATCTCCAAAGAAGAAGCGGAACATAAACAAATGATCCTCCAGCAAATGATCCGTGCTGGTGTCCCCAGTTCCTACACTGAGGAGCAAGTAAAAGTAATCGAGATCAAACCGAAGAATGATTAAGTATATTCGTAATATTCCTAGAAACATTAGGATTTGGTTTAAGTTGAGAAAACTTCGTAAACAAGATCCATTCATTTATGAAAACGAAGATTGATTCGATTTTATTCTGTGGGGTAAAACGATTCAACAATGTGTATGGTCGAACAGATCATTACACTCATCATGTATCAGAGCATTTTAATGCATATGCTGATATAGTCCCACATAGTGGTAGGTGGATGGAAGATTCATTCGCCAAGTATAAAGAGCGTAAGCATTCTCTTGTTATCATCATGGATGATGGGCAAGATTGGTTATCTCTTGCATACGCCAAGACATGGTTCGAATCTAAGGGTGTCGAATGGTTCTTCCTCCTTAGTGAACTTAAATCCTTTGATGATCATTGCGATCAGATTGACTTCAATAGGTGTATGGCAGTTGCTTGCCCTATGGATGATCAGGATTCTATCCAAAACGTAACTAAACATTCCATTCCTTGGATTAACGTCACTAACACGGAATGGGATGAATACGTATCTGATAATAAGAGAATAGGATCTACCATGATCAGTTACATTGAACAGCACCTGATATGATTGGTTTCAGTGAAGGATTTCACGATGCTGCTGTTGCTGTTGTAGTAGACGGGCAAATCAAGTTTGCTACTCATTCAGAGCGATACTCTAGACTGAAGCATGACAAAGATCTTGATGGTGTAGCAACATTCTTAGCATGTTGTGCGAATGAGGATGACATCACAGCATTCTATGAACGTCCATTTTATAAGAGGACACGTCAGTTATTTGCAGGACAGTTCAAACATGCCTTTGGTCGTCGTCACCTAGCATTAGAACCTACTGCGTATCATTCACATCATCTTTCCCATGCTGCTGCAGCATTTCAGACAGGACCTTATTCTGAGGCTGCCTGTGTTGTCGTAGACTCCATTGGCGAATGGGATACCGTTTCTGTCTGGAAAGCAGAGATGGTGAATGGGCGTGCTAGGTACAAAAAGAAGTTTTCCAAGCGTTATCCATACTCCATTGGACTGTGGTACTCTGCTCTTACAAAGTGGGCAGGTCTAAGACCCTTAGACGAAGAGTACATCTTTATGGGGATGGGTGCGTACGGATCGCCGATTTATAAGAACAGAGCGCGAACTCTGCTCTCTATGAATAACCATAAGGGTATTCCCATTCATTTGGCGGGATCTAAGGAGAATATCGCTAAATCTGCGGAGCATGTGCTGTACGAAGTCCTTTCTGATATCTTTAAGATCGCAAGAAAGTACAGTGATAACATCTGTTATGGCGGTGGTGTCGCATTAAACTGTGTAGTAAACGCCAAACTGCAGGCAGACCATCCCAATATGTGGATCATGCCCAATCCAGGTGACGCTGGTGGTGCGTTAGGTGCTGCTCTACTATCCTACGGAGGTAAAGTTCCGTTCAGTCCATACCTTGGAAACATGATCTATCACAAGATCGATCCAAAGCAAGTGGTTGATCTACTCCTTCGAGATGGACTCTGTGGCGTTGCTAATGGACGTGCCGAGTTTGGTCCCCGTGCACTAGGTAATAGGAGTCTTCTAGCGGATCCTAGCACCCTAGAAATGAAGGATCGAGTCAATGAGATCAAGCGTCGTCAGAAGTTTCGTCCATTTGCTCCTGTCATATTGGAAGAGCACGCTCAACAGTGGTTCGATATGCCGAAAAAGGAATCTAGATATATGTCATATGTCTATCAGTGTAAGAAACCTGACAAGATTCCTGCTTGCATTCACGCTGATGGATCTGCTAGAGTACAAACAGTTCCTAAAGACTCGCAAAGTATTATTAGACAGATCCTTGAATGTTGGTTTGAACGCACCGGATGTCCAGTATTACTGAATACATCCCTAAATGTACGCGGACAACCTATGGTTAACACCTGGGATGAGGCACTTGAGTTTGCCCAAATCTATGGTGTAGTCGTACTCTAAATAAGTCGTATCGTTAGTTTATCATGGCTAAGCGTATTGATGACGCTTTTATCGATCAGTTAGTAGAAAAACAGCGCGAAGGAAGTTTTTGCCCGTACGCTTTCGGTAATATAAGAAACTCGATGCAGTCTGGATACGCTCCATGCTGCTGGTTTAATCCAAATAGATTTGAGAATCCTACAAATACGTTACCTTTTGAGTATTACGATAATGATCATGCGGTAAGAGTCCGCAGTAATATGCTAAACAATGAGAAATCTCTTCTCATGCATAGATCATGTAAGATATGTCTTAAGTGGGAGCGCGAAGGTGCAGAGTCTCCACGTCTAATGGCACCGGTTGATCGCAATGTTCTCAAGAACTTTGACGTAGAGGGTGCATATATTGGACCTCCACCAGCAGGAGAGTTGGAGTTGGTAGATCCTAGAGATTATGGACGCCATATCCAGTTGGAGTTGAACATCTATGGTAACGCATGTAACCTAGAATGTTATGGTTGCAAACCATTTGACTCCACTGTTCGTAAGAAGCGTGTAGATGAGTTAGAAGCAAAGAACCCAGAGTTCAAAGAGTTTCTTTGGAATGTCGAATATCCGTCCAACAATCTAAAGCAGATTGATAAGGATCAGTTCGATGCGGTTGTCAATGATGTTATCAAGAATATCGGCAGAGTAAAATCCATCATGCTTTGTGGTGGTGAACCTATGCTGATGAAGAGTCATTTTATTCTTCTTGATAGGATCATAGAATCAGGACACTCAAAGGAGATTGAACTTACATACGTCTCCAACATGACTGTCTTCCATATGAAGCAGATGAAGAAGTATCTTGATGCTTTCCGATGGACTAGTGTTCATTGGAGTTGTGATGGTATGGATGAGAGAAATCATTATCTGAGATATCCAACTCACTGGGACACGGTGCTCGAACACGTCAATGATGTTCAGGATTACTTTGCAGCGAATGGTAATGGGTTTATTGATGCCACTTATACCCCATCACTATTCAGCATCTACAAGATCAAAGAAGTCTTCCAGTTCTTTGAAGAGTGTGGTTTGAAAAAGAGACCTTTCCAGGTCTACAATAAGATTGAGGACCCCAAGTTCTTAAAACCAAATCACCTTCCAGATGAAATCAAAAAAGAGATCGCTGATGATGTAAGATCAGTCAGTGAAAGTGTCTATGTTGACATGCTGCGCCCTAGGGATGAAAAGATGTTCCGACTGGCGTTAAAGTATATGGATGAACTAGACGAATCCCGTGGTACCAACTGGAGAGCAGTATTCCCTGAACTTGCAGGATACTAAATATCGTGGTATCATGTATACGGGCATGACCCGTTGTTTTCGAAAACAATTTGAACTACATTTATGGCAAAAGGTTTTAAGGTTGTGACCCAACCTCCGTCCGGTGAAGCACCGGACGCTTTTAGTATCGAAAAAGCAAAAGAACTTATCAAAGGCAAGAGTGTCGTATTCTGTCTGCCTGGTCGTGGAGTCTCATATACCTTCCTAAAGAACTTCGTACAACTTTGTTTTGATCTGGTGCAATCTGGTGCCAGCATCCAGATCTCACAAGACTACTCCTCCATGGTTAACTTTGCACGTTGCAAGTGCCTTGGTGCAAACGTACTACGTGGTCCCGATCAACTTCCTTGGGACGGCAAACTGGAGTATGACTATCAACTATGGATCGACAGTGACATCGTATTCAACCTAGAAGCGTTCTACAAGCTTGTTTGGATGGATAGGGACATTGCTTCCGGTTGGTACTGTACAGAGGACGGTAGGACCACCTCAGTGGCACACTGGCTCGAAGAAGGTGACTTCAAATCCAATGGTGGTGTTATGAACCACGAAATGGTTGATGGCATCCAGAAGCGTAAGAAACCATTCACGGTCGATTATATTGGTTTCGGATGGGTTCTTATTAAGAAAGGTGTCTTCGAGCACACTGAGATGAAGTATCCTTGGTTCGCACCTAAGATGCAAGTCTTTGATTCTGGCGAAGTTCAGGATATGTGTGGTGAAGATGTCTCATTCTGTCTCGACGCTATCAAAGCTGGATTCGAGATCTGGTGTGATCCAACTATCCGAGTCGGTCACGAGAAGACTCGCGTAATCTAGATAGATATGTAATCGTGATGCTTGAATAATGGAAAAATACGATATATACTGTCAGGGGAAAAAAATCTACTCTTCTATTGATGAGGAGGAGATGCTAGAAGTGACGCAGGATCTTGCTGATCAGTTCTATGCTCAAGGCACCCCTCACCCTGACGATATCGTTGTAGAATATCTTGGTTTCGACATAGAGTAATTATGGCAGTCAAAAAAACGTCCACTGGTGGTAACTTGATTGAATCGCGTCCTAAAAAGGCACGTCAGGGTTCATCGAAAAATACAAAACTTTCCGCTACCTCGCGGAACGGTGCAAAGAAACGTTATCGAGGTCAAGGTAAATAACGATTGGTAATAAAGAGGTCTCTATGAGACCTCTTTTTTTGTGCTCTAAATAAGGATAAATAACCGAAGACCATAGACAGTGCCTCTTCAAAGGATATCTCAAGGATTCAGAGATATATCTCTATCGTTCAAGCGACATCCTATAACCAATGACATCAACGCATTAAGCGATGTTGATGCCATTAAGAGAGCAGTACAGAATCTGGTTCGGATTCAAGCAGGTGAAGTCTTCTTCAATAGAAGAATTGGTACGAATATATCAGACTCTCTATTTGAGTTGATGAGTGGGGAGACCGAAGATCTCCTGAAGACCGAGATTAGTACCGTAATCGAGAACTACGAACCAAGAGTTCTTTTAAGGGCTGTTGATGTTACAGCAATGCCTGAGGACAATGCATTGGACATTGCTATTCGTTACGACGTGGTTGGTTTATCTGTTCCCACACAAGCAATCAACTTTGTACTAGAACCAACGAGACTCTAATATGGCACTCACACAGTTTACTAATCTAAACTTTGAGGACATTAAGACCTCAATCAAAGATTATCTAAGACAGAATAGTAACTTTACTGATTTTGACTTCGAAGGTTCTAACCTTTCGATCATTATCAACCTGCTTGCGTATAACTCATATATTACTGCCTACAATACAAACATGGCAGTCAATGAAACTTTCATTGATTCTGCCACTTTGCGCGAGAACGTCGTATCCCTAGCACGCAATATTGGGTATGTTCCGCGTTCTGTGCGTTCAGCGAGAGCACAGACACAAGTTTTTATCGATGGATTGGGTTCTGATGTAGAATCAATCACCATTCAACCAGGTTTGATCTCCAATAGTTCCATTAATGATGTGAACTATTTGTTCTCTTTACCAGAAAAGGTCACACTTTCGGTAGAAGATGGTGCTGCCAGTGATATACTGGAGATTTATCAGGGTCAATACCTCAAAAAAGAGTGGACTGTAAACGATTCTTTGCCAAATCAACGCTACATTCTCCCGAATGATGGCATTGATACCACAACTTTGCGTGTTAGTGTCAAAGAAAATGACGCTTCTACTACAAAAACGGACTATAAACTAGTTGACAACATCATCGGGATCACTTCCGAGTCAAATATTTTCCTAATTCAAGAAACGACCGACGAAAAATACGAGATTTTGTTCGGTGATGGCGTTTTTGGTAAGAAGTTGGAGTCCGGAAACGTCGTTTCGGCGGAATATATCAAGACAGATGGTAAAAGTGGCAACGGAGCTTCCGAGTTTAGGTTCCTTGGAGCACTTGAGGACCAGGATGGAGCGTCAATTCTGACTTTTGAGTCCCAAATCTTCACAGCTAACCCTTCTGAAGGTGGAGATGACATCGAAAGTGTCGAAAGCGTGCGCTATTATGCTCCAAGAATGTATTCTTCGCAGCATAGAGCAGTAACTGCGAACGATTATGAGGCAATTTTGCCTTCTTTGTACCCAAATATCGAATCAGTGACCGCTTTTGGTGGCGAAGACCTCAATCCACCGCAATATGGGCGTGTTTTCATCGCTGCAAAACCAAGAAACGGTGCTTATTTGTCAGATTACACCAAAAATGAGATTTTGGGGTCGCTAAAATCGTATTCTGTCGCTGGAATCGTCCCAGTGATGATCGATTTGCAGTATCTGTTCGTAGAAATCGACAGTTGTGTCTATTATAACGAGAATTTTGTCGGAAATCCGGACAACGTTCGCACAGACATCATTGCTGCTCTTACACAGTACGCCAACTCTTCAGAAATCAATCAGTTTGGCAGCAGATTTAAGTATAGTAAGGTTCAAACGATCATTGACGGTGTAGATACTTCGATTACGTCGAATATCACAACCGTTAGAATGCGTAGAAACCTCAGAGCACAGATTAATCAGTTCTCTCAGTACGAACTGTGCTTTGATAATGAAATGTATCGTCAGAAGTCTAAGTTCAACATCAAGTCTACAGGATTTACTGTAGAAGGTATTTCTGGCACAGTATATCTCTCAGATATGAATGGGGCAACAGAGTTGTCAACTGCTAAGTCTGCACCGATGATGCTTGTAGACAAAGATGGAACTGTTATCTCATCAAACGTAGGTAAAGTCAAATATGACGTTGGAGAAATCCTCCTAGATACTATTAACATTACGTCAACCGAAAAACCACAGAATATTGTTGAGATTCAGGCGATTCCAATGTCAAATGACGTATTGGCAAGGAAGGACCTCTATCTACAGTTCGATATTTCGAATAGTAATATTACAATGAAGCAAGATAGCATTGCTTCTGGTGGAAATACGTCCGGAACACGATTCCAACCGCAGTCCAGTTATCAAAACGGTCAGGTAACACGATAAGAGATGATCGAAACTTCTGTATCCAAAATCAAGATCTCCGACGTAGTTCAGAGTCAGATTCCTTCGTATGTCGATACGGAGAATCCACTATTTGCGGATTTTTTAAAGAGTTACTATTACTCTCAGGAGTTTCAGGGTGGACCGGTAGATATTGCGGCAAATCTGGTCCAATACAAGAATCTAGATTTTCTTAGCAACGAGAATCTAACCAAAGAAACTAAAATATCGGAATATGCTGATGGTATTGCCGAAACCATCTATGTAGACTCCACTAGGGGTTGGCCAAAGGAGTGGGGTCTCCTAAAAGTTAATAATGAGATCATTACCTACACTGGTATTGGATCAACATCGTTCACTGGTTGTGTTCGTGGTTTCAGTGGCATTGAGAACCTAAGTAAAACCAATCAACCAGAGTATCTTACATTCAGTTCTACTGGTATTGGCACTCATGGTGTTGGTGACACAGTAGAAAACCTAAGTAGCGTATTTCTCAACCAGTTCCTAAGCAAACTCAAGGTTCAGATCTTAAATGGGTTTGAGAATAGATCTCTCTTTGGTGGTTTAGATCAGTCAACGTTTATTAGGCAGGCAAAGGACTTCTTCAAGTCTAAAGGTACTGAAGAATCATTTAAAATCCTATTCAAAGTTCTATATGGTGAGGAAGTCGATCTTATCACTCCTCAGGACTTCGTTATTCGTCCTTCCGATGCAAACTTTGTAAAGGACACAGTATTGATCTGTGAGTCCTTCCTTGGCAACCCTAAAAAACTCATTGGGTACACCATTACTCAAGGAGACACCAGTGGATCTGTAACTGGGGTAGAAGAGGTCATTGTTAGCGGCAGAAGATTCTATAAAATCCGTCTTTCCACCAATACTATTGAAGGAACGTTCAAATCGATCAATAGAACGTTAAACCTGAATGAGATTTCTGTAAATGATAGTTCTATCCTCGTGGATTCCACTGTAGGGTTTGGAACTACCGGTACGTTGACTATTGGCGATCAAACAGTCACCTATGGCAGCATTAACCTTAACCAGTTCTTGGATACCAGTGCTTTATCCGAGTCTGTTGGTATTGGTAGTGCTATTGAATCGTATGATGAACTAGTCGGATACGAAGATGGTGATCTAACCAAAAAAGTCTGCCTGAAGATTCTTGTATTGGTTTCGGACATCGAACTCAATGCTTCTTTGCAGAGAAAGAACACTGTAATCCCAGTCCTGGACTTGGGTTCTAGCAAGAAGTCTATTCAGCATGAAATCTGGTTGCATAACAACAGATCAACCCTTGAAGTTGATAAAGTTGAGGATCTTGGATCATTCAACTACAGGTTAACTCTCAAGAATCCAGTATACTTCAATAATGAAGATGTAGTAGAGATTATTGATAATCAGAACAATATTATCGAGGGTTCAGTTGTTAGTTCAACTACAAACACTATTACAGTCTTCTCTACGGTACTATCAGAGAATACCAACTACAAGGTAAGAAGGAAGATCCGTCTTACCGAAGGATTTGTTGCAGATGTCCAGAATCTCTATGATGGAGATTCTCTATTAGTTGCTTCTAACAGTATCCCACACTGGGGTATCCAGGCAACCAACAGATCACACTCATATAACAATATTGGGATTGCAGCGACTACAAACTACCTAACAATCCCAGGTCATAACCTCAGAAATGGCGAACTTCTTCTAAACACTGGAAATACATTCAGCGGAATCAGTTCTGGCAGTTCTTACTATGTACGAGTAAGAGATCAAGACACCATTTATCTTTCCGAGACTCCTGATAAGGTTCGTCGTGGAGAATACATCACAATCTATGAAAATGACGACTTCCAGGCAAATGCTGGCACCCTTGAGGGCACACTAACACCTGTAGACATTGCCACTAGTGAACTTAAGGATCAGAAACTCCTATCTACGTTTGGTCCTCAGGAATATGCAGATACTAAGGTAGAAGCAACTCGTGGTATTGGTCTATTTGCCAACGGTGTCGAAATCTTTACTCCTAAGTCTGATCAGATCGTCAGATACGGTTCTATTGCGTCTGTAGAGGTCCTGAACTCCGGTGAAGGGTATGATGTAGTAGATTCACCTAGAGTGTCCCTTGTAGGGTCTGGAATCGGCGCTACAATGCTTGTCCACACCAAAGGACCGATCACTGAGATCATTGTTGATACTCCAGGTACGGATTATCAAGAGATTCCTACTGTCAGCGTATTTGGTGGTAACGGAACTTGTGTAGCAAGTCCTTCTATGAAGAAGGTGCCTGAGATTGTAAGTTTCAACGCAGGATCTCAGGGTGGAGTTGTTAATACTGCCCTAGACAAGTTCGTCTTCAAAAAACCACACAACTTCATCAATGGTGAAGAAGTTATCTACGGAATCGGCACTACTACAGCGACAGCTATCGGTATTGGCACGACTCCAGGAACTCTTGTAGATAGCGAGTCATATTTTGTTTCTGTTAAGAACGATTTTGAGATTTCCCTTTCACCTACTGGAGATCAGGCACGTTTGGGTATTGGAACTATTCCAATCTCTTCAAATGGTACTGGTGAGCAAACTTTTACAACAAAACGTAGAAGATTCAAAGTCGGTTCTATTCTTGTCGAACAATCCACAGATTTTGAAAATAAAACTTACTACGTAGACAGAAAGGATATTTCTAAGGGTAAAGATATGATCACTATCCGTGATCATGGATTTAGTAGCGGAGATCTCGTCACATATGACATTGAAGGTAGTGCACCTATTGTTGGTCTAACTTCCGAAACCAACTACTATGTTATTAAGATTGACGATGATAACTTCAGGTTGTCAGAGTCATTCACATTGAAACCGCATGTTGATATTGTCAACCTGCCACTCAACGTTAGACATATCTTCAAATACCCAGATATCACAGTTTCTATCTCCGGTAGACAAGGTATCACTACAAGTAATGCAACTGCTACTCCTGTTGCTCGCGGAAGCATCACCAAATGCATCGTGAAGACGCCTGGAGAAGACTACGGCAGTGCTGTGATAAATGGCAACTTCAAACCAGAAGTTAGCATTCTAGGCGGTTCTAGAGCAGAGTTGAGACCTTACATTGTCAACGGTCGTATTGAAGAAGTAATCGTTAAGAGTGGTGGTTTTGACTTCTTTACCAGTCCAGATATTGTTGCAGAAGGTTCTGGTGTTGGTGCTAAGTTTAAGGCAACAGTTCTAGATGGAAAAGTTGTTGGTGTCAAGGTAATCAACCCTGGATCGGGATATGACTCATCTACTGTTGTTAAGGCGAAGTCTCCTGGCATTGGTGCTATTCTAAACCCACAGATTGAACAGTGGACAGTAGATAACGTATTCAAGTTCTCAGAAAACGGTAGTATCAAGTCTGATGATGGATTCTTTATGCCAGGTAGAAGTTCTACCTATGGTAAGCAATACATTAACCTGTATGCTCCTAGAAATCTAAGAACTCTTAAAACTGATGATGGTAGTGGTCACTCTCCTATTCTAGGATGGGCATATGATGGTTCTCCTATCTACGGACCATATGCATTTACCAATACTGATGGAACTGGACCTCTGAAGTATCTGAAATCCAGTTATGTCAGATCTACCGCACTCAGTCGTGTAAACGGTCCAGACTTTGCAGACTTCCCATCAGGATACTTTGTTGAAGACTATAGTTATGTCAAAGGTAGTGGTGACCTAGACGAGCACAATGGCAGATTCTGTATTACTCCAGAATATCCGAATGGAGTTTATGCATACTTCGTTACAGTGTCTAAGGATCCTGTTACTGATGCTGGAAGTCCTTTCTTCGGAAGTAGAAAACCAGAATATCCATACGTCATAGGTACAACCTTTAAGTTTAAAGTTCCTTCTCAGAACTTTGATATTTTCAACGATCAGAACACTATTCCTAACGGGTATAAGCGTAATACTGCTTATCAGAACTTTGGTTTGTATGAGTTTGTCTCCACAATCAAAAATGCAAAGGCAATCATCAAGTCTGTTACCAAAGCACCGATTGATCGTATCAGTGTTCTAGAATCTGGCATCAACTATGCTGTCAATGATAGCATTGTCTTTGATAATAGTTCTACTTCTGGTTTTGGTGCTCTCGCCAAGATTTCCAGTGTTGCTGGTGTTGGTATCAATAGCATCAACTCAAATGTCAGGGGTGTAGAAGGTATTACACTAATAACTGATGGTAAAACTGTCACTGGTATTGCAACACTACCACACCGCCTTCTAGACAACACATACGTTAAGATTGCTGGTATCTCTAGTGAGAAGTATTCTGCTCTAACAGGACTATATCAAATCTCTGTAGAAAAGAAGAGCAGTAGGATTGATACTGCCCTTGGATCCAACAATGATACCACTACGTTTGGTATTTTAGACAATTCTACACATTACAATGTCGGAGATGTTGTCAAAGTTGGTGATGAGGAAATGTTTGTCTACAATGTAGACCATGACAACAATAATCTATCAGTTACTCGTGGATATAACGGTACAGTAGCAGCAGCACATACAAATAGATCAGTACTAACCAGACAAGAGACTAAGTTTAAATATGAACTTAAAGACTACAGTAATGATGCTCTAGAAGAGAACTATCAAGTCTTCTTTGACGCAAGTGCCGATGTTGGCGTTGGTATGACCGCTGGTGTTGGTATTGGTACAACAGTTTCTTATGTTGGTCCTGGTAATCAGCAGAAAGAAATCTTTATCCCAACCAGATCCATTCGTTTGCCTAATCATGGGTTTAGGACTGGTGAAGAACTTACTTACGATACAAATGGAGGTCTATCACTTCCATATTCGTACAATGGAACGGATGTCCACGATTTGCCATCGACAGTTTATGCTGTCAACATTGAAAAAGACCTTATTGGTATTGTAACCAATAAATCCCAGGCAAATGAAAACTGGAATAAAGTTTTCTTCAATGCAAACATTGGTATTGGTAATACACACTCGTTTAAGACCAATAGAAACGTCGTTACCGCTGATGCCAACATTTTTGATGTAGTAGTGTCCACAGGAGCGACTCATCAACTAAGACCTGGCGATGAAGTCACTGTAGACATTACATCCGGCATTACAAGAACTGTTGTTGCAACATATGACACTCCTACCAACTATGTGAGTATCGGAGCATCCGTCAATCCACCGATTGTCGCTTGTGTTGGCGATACTTTGAAGTTTGACGTATCAGACGCTACATTAGAAGAACTAGACCTAGATTTCTTTGTAGACAACAAGTTTGAGAAGCAGTTCTACGGAACAGGAACTACAGATGTTCAAATCACGAGAAATCTATCTCCAGGCATCAGTTCTGCAACAGTAAGCATCCATTTGACTGAGGATGTCCCATCAATCCTGTATTACAACTTTACAAGTAGGTCTCTTGTCAAGATCGTAAGTTCTGACATTGATATTGCCAACTTCAACCAGATCAATGTTGTCCCAAGTAGATTTGCTGGTCTACATGCGATTTCTACTACAAGTTCCAATACTTTCACGTACAATATTTTTGATACCGCTGAAAGAGTAGGATATGGGTCAGAATCTACTCTAGAGTATACTACAAAGTCTCTTAATGCTAGAGGACCGATTGATAAGGTTGCCTTATTGGATAGAGGTAGAAACTATGACATTCTACCCATCCTTTCTGTAACAACTGACATTGGTGATGGTGCTAAGTTACTTCCTGTTGGATCTAACGTCGGTGTAAGCAAAACAACCGAGATTATCGAGTCTGGATACGATTATCCTTCAGATAAGACAATCACAGTAAATGCAACCGTTCCAAAGGTTATCGTTGTTGAGAAAAACCTGAAGGTAGACTCTGTAGATGTTATTTCTGGTGGTGTCAAGTATCTGACTCCTCCAAGAGTAGTTGTATACAACACTAAAGAAGATACTATCAATGATACTCCAAAACTTGAGACATCTTTGATTGGTGGCGCTGTTAGTGACGTAAAAGTTGTCTTCCCTGGTGGATTGCTATCGGAGAAAGAATCTAGACTCATTTCACTCGATAATACTAACGGTGTTGGTATTATTAGTGCCACTTACTCAGACCCAACGGTAACGCTAAGACTCAAGACACCAAATACTGGTTTTACAACTACCAACCCACTTCCATTCGCAGTTGGCGAAAAAGTGTTCGTTGAGAACGTTGGTGTCTCATCTGGTCTTGGATATAACTCGGAAGACTACAGATATAAGAACTTTACTCTTACTGGAGTCAATACTGCGTTTGGATTGATTGACCAAGCAACTATTTCGTATGAGTTGGATGAAGATCCTGGTTCTCATGACGGACAGACGTTTGGTTCGGTTTCTAGAGAACTTGATCTTCCAACATTCAAACTAAACTTGGTCAAGACTAAGATCTTCCCTGGAGAAGTTCTTTACAGCGATACTGCCCAGACACTAACTGCCACTAACACCGTAAAGCAAGAATATGAGGATTATATCCTTGTAGACAGCATTGTAGGGTTTAAACCTGGTGATAAGTTGAATGGTCAGACATCTGGATCGATTGTTAGCATCAAATCGCTTCAAGACTCCGATGGCGAGTTTATGCTTAGCGAAAGTTTCAAAAAGACTTTCTCTTGGGATGATAATGTCGGTAAACTGAATGTATTCACTGAAAGGATTCAAGATAGCGATTATTATCAACAGTTTGCATATTCTTTGAAGTCTAGAGTTGGTGTTTCCAGTTGGAGTGAACCAGTTGACTCACTGGCACATATTGCCGGATATAAGAAGCATTCTGACCTAATCATCGATTCTCAACCAAGTATTGGTGCAACTGTCAAGAGTGGAATCTCTTCTTCCGATAAATCGACTATTCTCCTTCTAAATGGCGATGGTAACAAGGTTTATTGCAAGCATGACTTCGATTCGGTATTTGAACTAACAAACGACGATCAAACCAAGTCTGACAAGATCGTATTCAAGTCGGAGCGTCTATCTAACAATATTCTAGCACTAACCAATAGAGTTCTAGAGTTTGACGATATTTCTCCAGATTTCTACGATGATCCAGATATTGAAAGGAATATCGAGATTGACAGTTTCCAAGCAGATAGCACTGTTGCAATCAAGTATTATGCTCAGATTGTTCATGGTGAAGACTCCAATAGAACAGATAACATTGCCCAGTATGCGGAGTTCATCGTAGGCAGAGATGACACTACTGCATACGTCAATGACTACTCTAAGATCTATGAGAACTTTGATATTGGCAAGTTTAATGTCGATATGGAAGACAGTACAGTTTCTGTCACCTTCGCGCCATACAATACAGCACTAACTTACGATATTACCTTCTATAAGGAAGTTATCTCTGCTCAGGTTGGATTCGGAACAACATCATTTGCAAACATCAACCTAAGTGGTGTTACTTCGTATGTTGCTCCAAGTGCTACTCCAGAGATTCAAACGATTCAATCTTTTGATACTGAGAAGTTTAAGAGTGGTTATCTAAGCATCGTTGCTATGGAGAATGGCAACTTTGATATAAATGAAGCGGTATTTGTTGGTATTGGATCTACTGTCCATTATGCCACTTTCGGTAAGATGGATACTGGTGCCGGAATCGGTACGTTCAGTATGGATATGACTGGGACTAATGATCTTCAGTTGCAGTGGCATTCTGTTGCTGGACTGGGTGTTACGGTATCCACGTTTGCATCCTTGGTTGGCATTGCTACCACTTCAGCAGATACTGGCATTACAACTAATAAGTACGGAGTTGGTGACAATCAACTTGGATCTCATAGAAAAGAGATTGCAGCATCTGGTTCTCCAGTATCAGAAGTTATTGCAACATATAACTACGATATCTTTACATCAGTCAAACTGTTTATCCAAGTAGAAAACGTTACTGACAACGAGTACTCTGTGTTCAATCTAGCAGAGAGCACATGGAATGGCGACACATTCCTGAACAAGTTTGCCAACCTTTCTACGAATATAGACGATCCTAAGCGAGACATGGAGAACACTACTCTTCAAGTTTCTGGAAACAATGTTCTATTGAAGTTTACTCCAAGGGCAAACAAAGAATATATTATTAGAACATCAGAAATCAAAATCACTAAACCAGACTCCATCTCCCTAGATGCGGTCGTAACCCTTCAATAAATACAACTAAAAACCGATAATGTCATTTCAGATTGGATCTGTAAATAAGCAATACAACGCCGTTACGGAGACTTTTAGGACATCCTTTAAGTTGACCCATGGGGGCGACTCGGTTTTTAAGAAAGAATTTGATGGGTCGAGCACTACAGAAGTGCTATTGGGTTCTAATACATTTGTCATTGACAATCACTTCTATAGAACCGGAGAAAAACTGATTTATCAGGCGGGTATTGGTAACTCGCCAGTAAATATTGATCCGGTAACCAGTCCTGGGGTTGGTGCTGCCACTACACTTCCGCTTGAGGTGTATGCGATTAAGATTGCTGAAAATAAGTTCAAAGTTGCTGCGGCAAGGTCATATGCTCTACTAGGTGAAGAGATTGATATTTCTTCCGTAGGTATCGGAACTAGTCACGCATTCTTTGCCACTAAAGAGAATACCAAGTCCATTGTTGCGCTGGACAACATTATCCAGGCTCCGTTGTATCCAAACCCAGATATTACGACAACTCTTGTTTCTGTTGCTTCGAGAATCATCGAACTAACAGATAGCAGCAAGTTGAAGCAATATGACTTCATCAAGATCAATGATGAGGTCATGAGAGTGCAGATTAACAACTACAATGGCACTCAAAACCAAGTATTGGTTGATCGTGGATATTTGGGTACTGCTGTACAAGGTCACGTTGCTGGTGACACTGTAACTGCCCATTACGGTGATTATAACATTATTGGCGATGAGATTTACTTCGCAGGTGTTCCTTTTGGTGGATTTAGGTTCTCTGTTGGTATTTCTTCAAATAGTGATGTAGATATCGATACCGATAGCTTTATCTCAAATATCGAGATTCTCGATACTGGCAGTAGGATGAAGTTGCAATCACTTTCTCCTCCAGACCCACTAGATGGTAATGGCGAATATTACTTGATTAAGAATGCAGAAAATAACTTCTCACTAGCAGCAAATAGAGATGATGCTCTTACAGGCATTGCTATCACTATTACATCGGCAGGCATCGGTACTCATAAACTAACGTATATTGATGAGGATAATGGCAGTTCTTTCCAAGGACGTGCTTTCACCAGATCGGATTACACTGGAAACATCATTATTGATGATCTATCGCAAGAGTTTACAGGTATTGCGAAAACCTTTACACTTACTGAGAATAACAACAATACCACTGGCATCACAAGTGATTTTGGTGCTATCCTAATCAACAACATCTTCCAAAAACCAGAAGTTGATTATGAGTTCCTTGGTGGAGATTCTACTGGTATTACTTCGATCCAGTTTAGTGGAAAATCAAACTTCCCAAATGAAATCTACTCGCTGACTGATGTAAATGCAAATAGACTTCCACGTAAGGGTATTATTGTATCAGTGGCTAACAGCGAAGGCTTTGGGTATCAACAACAGCATGTGGGTTACGGTACTGCGGTCGTCAGTGGATTTGGAACTGTTACAGTCAGTTTGGGATTCACTGGTAGTGGATACAGAAACGGTCCAACTACTTACGGCATTCGCATCCTTGGCGGAAATCCAACAAGCGCCGCTGCTGGCACATTCACTGTCGCAGCGGGACACATAGAAGATGTATTCATCAATAGTCCAGGTGTAGGTTACACTTGGACCAATGTTCCTATTGTTCAGATAGATCAACCGATCCCATATGATGATATCGAACTTATCAGTGCTGCCACTGGTGTAGGAGCATCAGTATCCCTTCAGGTTGGTCTTGGTCTAAGCATTACTGACTTCCAACTTAATAATCTTGGTTATGGTTACACTGCTGGAGAGCAACTTAGAATCGCTGGTATTCCAACATCTGTAGGTATAGGAACTACATTTGCACATAGTATCTTCACTGTCCAAGAAACTCGTGATGACGAAGGATCTGGATGGGTATTTGGTAAGTTACAAGTTCTAGACGATTTCTCTAATGAGTTTAATGGTATAAAGAAAACCTTTAGCATCAGAGAAAATGGTGAGGTCATTAGTATTCAGAAGAACCCTGGATCTCTTATTGATCTAGATCAGACCTTGCTAATCTTCATCAATGACATCATCCAAAAACCTGGAGATGCTTATACTTTTGAAGGTGGTTCTAAGATTACATTTACAGAACCTCCTGTAGCAGGATCTTCATTACAAATCATATTCTATCGAGGAACTGATAGTGATGTGACAACAGATAGTGCTGTTCCTAGAATCAAGATTGGTGATGGGGTAACGATTAGAAAGAATAGACAGTCAATCACCCCACTTTCACAGGATGAAAGAATCGTCACAGATATTGTCAATGACGACACGATTGAGACTACTCTATACAGCAGACAAGGAATCTCTGACCAGGAAAGTCCACTAAGACCACTGAAGTGGTGCAAGCAACAGAATGACTTGATCATTGGTGGTACCAGGATCAGCAAGTCTAGACCTGAGTATGCAGCAGCGATTAGACCTTCTGCACGTCTAATCACTGGACTAACAACAGATGCTACTACTTTCTATACAGATGCTGGTTCTCTGATCTTTAGTAAGACTGAAGCACCTGATACTGCCGAGTTCAAAGTAATGATCCTTGAAGATCACACTGATACTGGATTTGGAAGCACAACCTTTACTATCAGGAAAGAGATCGTAAATGAGGTCTCTGTCAAAGGTGATGAGGGAATCATTGCAGGTATCGGATCTACAGATCGTGGTGTTCAGTTTGATTTCTTTGTTCCTATTAGTTCTCCACTAAGGATCAATGAGTTTGGTGGCATAACTAGAACTGGTATTGCTACCGGGGACTATTTTGTAGTTTCTCATTCCAACGTTGGTAATGGTCTAACTGCTTTGTCTCAGGACAGATCTAGCACGGTTGGTATTGCCACTACATGCATTGATGGTGTGTACGAGGTTTCTCATATCGATGTGGTGGGAACAGGCACCATGAGAGTCTATACAAACGTTGCTGAAGGGCATGGTTTGGACTTCTCAGGTATTGGATCCGGTGTAGGTAACGTTTATGGTAGGTATAGTTGGGCGAGATTTAGTTCTGCTAGAACAATAGGACTCGCTTACACATGCAATACCGAAGATGGATTGACTGGTTTGGCAACTGCAGCACAAGTTATAAGGACTACAAATATCCTCAATGATTACTCCTAAATAGAACAAAAAGTTAGAAGAGAATGCCAGCGATCATTACTGATCAAATTAAAGTATTGAATGCGTCTAACTTTGTCAGCGGCATCACAACCGAAGGCAACAGTTATTATGTGTTCCTAGGGCTCCCTGACGCCGTAGGAAAGGATGCTGACTGGAATAGCAATACACCTGATCCGATCGATAGTATCGATCAAAGTTATGATGCGAGTGATACTCTTATCTCAGGTAAGAGAATCTCTTCTAGTGATGTCCTACGAGTTGTAAAGAAAAATACTTGGACTAGTGGTACTATCTACGAGATGTACCAACATGATTATAGTATTGATAACCTGTCTCCACAGACGAGTTCAACAAACCTATATTCTACAAACTATTACGTAATCAACTCTGACTTCAGAGTTTATGAGTGTATCTACAATGGTGCACATCCAGACAACTTTGGTAAGGGAACTACTTCTCTAGAAGAACCAGTCCACACAGACTTGCAACCAAGAGAAGAAAGTGATGGATATGTTTGGAAGTATCTTTTCAGTATTAAACCTAGTGAAATCGTAAAGTTTGATAGTGTTGAGTATGTTCCCGTTCCTAATGCATGGGATAACAACACAAACACTAGTGATGTATACAATGCATCGGTAGAAGGAAAGATTGAGACCGTCCTAATCAGCAGCAATATCAATGCTGTCTATCAGTTTAGTGGCGTTGTCAACAACATCCCAATCCAAGGTGATGGTCAAGATGGTCTTTGCTCAGTTACCTTTACCGATGGTAAACCAGTAACTGTAACCGTAACCAACGGTGGATCTGGATATACCTTTGGAACGCTTGATCTTACTGGATTTGTTTCTGGATCTGGTGCGACATTCAAGGTAATCATTCCTCCTCCTGGTGGTCATGGTTTTGACATCTACAGAGAACTAGGTGCATATCGAGTTCTAATCTATTCTAGAATCGAAAACCTAGACGTTACCAATCCAGACTTCCCGATCGGCAACCAGTTTGCTCGTGTTGGCATCATTAAAAACCCATCAGTATTCGGTACAAACATTGTCCAGACTCAATCAACAGTCTCTGGTACATATGCTCTAAGAGTTACTGGTGCTGCATCCACATCAATGTCGGTCTCGGCAGACGGTCTTATCACTCAAACCGTGGGTGTTGGATCTACTGCTGTTGGTAAAATCATCTCTTACGATCCAACAACGAAACTTTTGAAGTTCTGGCAAGATAGAACCCTTGCTACAGATGATATTTCTGCAGGAAGACCCACTTACGGATACCGACTAAATAAATTCACAAGCACACCTGGCAGTGGCGGAAGTACAGATTTAGTTGTTACAACAACTACTGGGACTGAAACTGTTGCTATTGAAACGACATTTACTGGAGTGTCCACAACAGTAAACAATCGCATATATTACTTCGGACAAAGTGTGACAAATGGTATCTCCAATCCAGAGATTGAAAAGAACTCCGGAGACATTATCTACATTGACAATAGACCTGAGGTAACGAGGGCTGTCAATCAAAGAGAAGATATTAAAATCGTTCTAGAATTCTGATGCCACAGAACACCAATCTTAACGTTACACCTTATTTTGACGACTTCGACGAGAAGAAGCAGTTTAATCGTGTTCTTTTCAAGGCAGGGATTCCAATCCAGGCAAGAGAACTAACTACTCTTCAGTCAATCCTACAAAACCAGATTGAGAAGTTTGGTAAACACTTCTTCAAAGAGGGATCTGTTGTAATCCCTGGTTCTCTAGTATACGACGATGAGTATACTGCAGTCAAGATTGAATCTTCGTTTTTTGGTGTTCCTGTAGACCTATATCAAGATCAACTAGTTGGTCTTAAGATTAGAGGTAAGTCCTCTGGTATCAAGGCGACTATTGTTGGATATCTATCTGCAGAGCAGTCTTCTCAGAACGCTACAACACTTTATGTTAAGTATGAATCTTCATCATCCGAGGATAATGTAGGGCAAGCATTCCTAGATGGTGAGAACCTGGTTACTATTGATGGTTTCCAGTTTGGAAATACAACATTCACCACAGATTCTGACTTTGCAACTTGTATTGCAACAAACTCTGCAGCCACAGGTTCTGCTTTCTCTATCAGCAGTGGTGTATGGTTTGCTCGTGGTGCATTTATTGATGTAGAATCAGAAACAATCATTCTAGATCAGTATTCTACCACACCAAGTTATCGTGTTGGTTTTAATGTAACAGAGGAAATCGTTTCTGCAGTAGACGATGAGTCTTTATACGATAACGCTTCTGGATTCTCAAACTACACTTCTCCAGGTGCTGACAGACTAAAGATTAGTCTACATCTGGTTAAGAAAGACCTTACAGACTTCCTAGATGATAACTTTATTGAACTTCTAAGAGTTGACCAGGGTGCTCTAGAGAAAGTTGTCGAAAAAACAATCTACAGTGAGATTGCAACAGAACTAGCACGTAGAACGTTCGACGAATCTGGAAACTACTACGTCGAAGAGTTTTCTGTCAGTGCAAAAGAGTCTATCAATAATAGGTTTGATACCTTTGGTGTATTCTTTGATGATAAGTTAACAAAGAGTGGTAACACACCATCCAAGGATCTATATGCTCTAGAGGTCGGTCCTGGTAAAGCGTATGTTCAGGGATATGAGATTGAGACTGTTGGTAATACCTTTATTGATGTTGAAAAACCAAGAACCACCGAAACTATTGAGTCCAGTTCGGTTCCTTTCCAAGCAGGCAATCTAATCGTTGTCAATAATGCATTTGGATCTGCAAGCGTCGGTATTGCCACAACCGGTTGGATTGATCTCCGTGATGAGCGTCTAGGTTCTACTAAATCCAATGCATCTGGACAGTCTATTGGTAGGGCAAGAGTTTATGACTACAAAGTATCGGCGGCTGCATATGCAGACGATTCATCTACTTTTGACCTATATCTCTTTGATGTCCAAACAGACACCCAGTTAACTCTAAACCAAGAACTAGCACTCACTGCTCCTGCATTGATTGAGGGTGCTCGTTCTGGTGCTCGTGGTTTCCTAAGAAGTCAGAGTGGAACAACTCTAACTCTTAATCAAACCTCTGGCGACTTCCTTAAAGATGAGACAATCATTGTCAACGGTGTAAACAACGGTCGTGTAATCACTGATGTCAGTGAGTTTAGCATCGACGATGTTAAGGCATTCAGACAGCAGAATGGAACTCAGATCTTCAGTGCTGATGCAGTTCTAACACCAAGAGTTAAGTTTGGTGGTCAATCATTTACCATCACCTCTACCACTGTAACCTCCAAAACTGGTTGGACAAAAGATCTAAAAGTTGGTGATATTCTCCAATATCAGAACAACGGTGATGTATACAATAGAATCACCGCTATCAATGCAGACAATAAGACTGCAACCATCGAGCAAGTTGAAGACGTAACTAATGTTGCTGATGGTGACGTTCCAACAGGGACCATTGAGGTTTCTGGTGTATCTGTAGTATCTGCTAAGGTCAAAGGATCTAGATCTGGACACCTGTTCTCGGAGATGCCAGATTCTGGCATTGAATCTATCGATCTAACAACTTCGGATATCTTTGTCAGAAAAGAAACCCGAGGAGCATCTACTGATAGTGATGGTGTACTAGACCTCGAATCCCTTGCAGGAACAGACTTTGTATATACTCCATTCGATGAAGAGAGATATACTGTTGCGTATAATGACGGAAGTATCCAAGCGTTGACAAGTGATCAACTGTCTATTACGTCTGGCGGAAAGACAGGATCTATCAGTGGACTAACTCAGTCCGAGACTAATGTTGTTGTTATCACAACTCAACAAAAGAGTAAGGTAACTTCCAAGTCTAAGGTCCTTAATCGTTGTAGTACGGTTATCATTGATGGATCTAAGAATGAGTATTCTGGCATTTCTACTGCCAATCAAGATGGTCTAACTTACAAGTCTGCATACGGTCTACGTGTTCAGGACAAAGAGATCTCTTTGAATGTTGCAGACGCTATCGGTGTACATGCCGTATTTGAGTCTTCTACATCTGGTCCACCTGAACTACCAACACTTACTCTTACATCACTAAACGGTCCTAATGCAAACACCACTGACCTTCAGGTTGGTGAGGTCCTCATTGGATCAGATAGTGGTGCATCAGCAGTTATCGTAGAGAAATCTACAACTAGCAAGATTAAGATCGTCGCTAAGAACTCAAATAGTTTCAAGCAAGACGAAGAAGTTAAGTTCAAAGACAGTGGTATTCTAGGAAATATCTCTGCTATTGATCAGGGCGATAAGAATATTGCCAATAGTTTTGTATTTGATAACGGTCAGAGACCTGAGTTCTATGACTTCTCAAGACTGGTCAGGAAAAAAGGTGCTGCTATTCCATCCAGGCAGTTGATGGTTGTCTTTGACAAACTAACCATCAATGCAGAAGATAGTGGAGAACTTGTAACTGTCAATAGTTATTCTGGAACTGAGTACGACAGGATTCCTAAGATTGGAGAGATCTCCAACAGCGACATCATTGATATCAGACCTCGTGTTGCTGATTACACTGGTAGTCTTTCTCCATTCGAGTTCGAGTCAAGAGACTTTGGTGGTTCTGGACAGTCTACACCAAGTGTACTAGTTTCTGATGAGAACCTAACATTCGATTACAAGTATTATCTTGGCAGAATCGATAGTCTTTATCTGACTAAGACAGGTAACTTCACTGTTGTTGAAGGAACTCCTGCTAAGTTCCCGGCAGAACCATCTAAGATTGATGATGCCTTTGAGATCGCAAAGATCACATATGCTCCATATGTCTTTAATCTAAAGAAAGATCTGAAGATTGAGTTCCGTGCTAACAAGCGTTACACGATGAAGGACATTGGTAAACTAGAGAATCGTATTGAGAATCTAGAGATCTTTACCTCACTATCACTACTAGAGTCTAAGACAGAATCTCTTCTAATCCAAGATCCCGATACTGGACTAGACCGATTTAAGTCTGGATTTGTTGTCGATAACTTTAACACCAAGGACGTAGCAGATCCTAACGGAACAGAGTTTGACATTGCTAATGGTGTCATGATGGCACCTCGATACTTCGATAGTATTGATCTGCAGATTGGATCAGAATCTCTAGTCGGTCTCAATGGTGATCCAGATCCCAATATCGACACACTATTTGCAGAAGACCTCGGATCATCTAACGTCAAGAAAACTCTTGACTGTGTAACACTAGATTATGAGGAAGTTGTTCAACGTGAGCAACCATTCTCAAGTAGAGTTGAGAACGTAAACCCATACACAGTGTATGACTGGTTTGGAACACTACTTCTAACTCCAGAACAGGATGTCTTTGTTGAGCAAGAAAGTCAGACTCTTGATGGATTCTATGGTGTAAGTAACACCAGCTTTAGTTTTGATACTTCAGCGAATATTACTAACATGCGTGAGCAGAATATCATGCTCGACGCATTCATGCTCAAGCCTACTACAAGGCACTATACATTCTTTGCTGATACTGACATGTCGATCGAAAGATCGCTTGTCGTTCCAAAACTACTAGAAGTAACTCCAACTCAAGGTTCCTTCCAGGTTGGTGAGACCGTTATCGGTACACAGGAAGGTGTAACAAGCAATAATACAGTACAGTCTATCAGATTCAGACTATGTTCTGCCAATCACAAGACTGGTCCATTCAATAATCCAACAGATACTTACAGCATTAACCCATATACGAATACAGTATTGGGTTCTGAGTACAGTTCAACCTCAACAATCTTGAACGTTGACCTAGTTTCTCTAGTTGATAAGTCTAACGAAAACTTCTCTGGTTCTGCCCAGGGTGGTATGACTTTGGTTGGAGAAACAAGTGGTGCAGAAGCAACAATCAGTGGTGTACGACTTGTTTCTGATGATCTAGGCAGACTACAGAGTTCTGTGTTCCTTCCAGGTGGAGAACCTCAATTCATTAACGGTAAGAATAATATCGTTCTTACTTCAGCGTCTGGTAATGATATTCCTGGACTAAAAGTAAGTTCTGCTAATGCGACATTCTACTCTAACGGAACTACAGTTACAGAGATAACTATAACTCAAGAAACGCCGCCGCCACCTCCACCACCACCGCCACCACCGCCACCGGTAATCATCAATAACACCACGGTTATTGATAGGACTGTTACTAGGACGGTAACTAACACGATTATTCGTGAAGTTGAAAGGGAAGAGGAAGACGATCCTCTGGCACAGTCCTTCTTTGTTGAGGAGAAGAATGGTTGTTTTGTAACATCTATTGACCTCTTCTTTGCAACGAAGTCGGAGACAATGCCTCTGGAGATTCGATTGGTTCCTGTTGTTGACGGAACTCCATCGAAGAACTTCCATGCACATTCAGTCGTGCACAAGAATCCTGCGGATGTTAACATATCCCTTGATGCAACCGTACCAACAACATTTACCTTCCCACGACCAGTTTATCTGGAAAATGGAGAGCACGCTGTTGTTGTTATCTGTGATACATCTGATTACAACCAGTGGATTTCTAGAATCGGTGATATTGACATTGAAACCGCAAATCTAGACCTATCTCAGCAGGTTCGTATTACCAAGCAACCAACACTTGGATCTTTGTATAAGGGTCAGAATGCTGGAACTTGGACTCCTTCCCAGTTGGAGGATATGAAGTATACCCTGAGAAAGGCGAAGTTTACTTCACAACCTGGTGCTTTCCGTTTCTACAACCCAGAACTCAATACGTTCAACGCTAGAAATAAACTCAAGTCCAACCCAATCGAAGTTTATTCGAAGAAGGTAACTCTTGGTTTGTCTTCTGCATTGACTGGATACGAGGAACAAATCGTTATCGGATCTGAGATTAGACAGGATAGCACTTCTGCAACTGGTTTTGTTGAAGCACAATCTGGTCCTGTTGCTATCGGTGGTACTGGTCTAACGATCACTAACGCTGGTTCTGACTACGAAGATGGTTCAAACGTTGCACTCACATTCAGCACGCTGACTGGTGAAGGTAATGGTGTAACTGGTACATGTACTGTTACCAGTGGAAGTATCGCTAGTGTAAACATTATCAATACTGGTAAGGGTTTTGCTGTCGGTGATACTCTTACAGGTACTGTTGGCACCAAGGGTCTGGGTCGTAACCTACTGCTAACTGTTGGTGTTGTAACATCATTCAACACCCTTCAGTTGACTGGTTGTAACGGATCTGACTTTAACACCTCAAATCAAATCCAGTTTGTTCCTACTGCTGGTGCTGGTGCTGGTATTGGATCTACAGTCTTTGGCATCAATCCAACATCTCTAGATGTTAACGCCAAGGAGTTTGATGGAAGACACTTCCGTGTTAACCATGCTAATCACAGTATGCACGCTGGTAACAACCGAGTTATCATCAAGAATGTAGAAGGTGACACTATTCCAACTAAGATTACTGTTGGATATGGTGTAAGTTCTATTGAAAACATTAGTGTTGGCAATAGTGCAAACTTCAACTTCTTCGAAGGATCTCAAGTTACCCCAACCAATCCAGGTTTCGCACGCATTGGTAATGAGATTATTGCTTACACTGGTGTTGGTAACAATGTACTAACGGGCATTACAACTCGCGGCATTGATGGAACTATTCCAAAAACATATGCTGCAAACCACGGTATCCAAAAGTACGAGACTGCTGGTGTTTCTCTAAGAAAGATCAACACAGAGCATACGTTTGCAGATGTCACGAATAACATCACTGACAAGATCACTCTAGATTCTTACGTACTCAACATTGCAGGAGACAAGTTCTTCAACAAAGATGAGTCTGTAGGTGGTGAGAATGTTCGTGCTTCTCAGAACATCCAGTATGATTCGATTGTTCCAAACATCGATTACAGAGCAGTTGACGGAACTTCGCTTAACGCACAGGTCAGAACAATCAGTGCCACAAGTATTGATAACTCTGAAACCTCCTTCGTTGATCAAGGTTTTGAGTCAGTTTCTCTAGAAGGTGAGACTAGATTCTCTAGTCCTAGGATGATTGCTTCTAAGGTCAATGAAACGAATAGTACTTCCAGTCTACCTGGTGGTAAGTCGTTCACCATCGAAATCACGATGGACTCAACTGACGAGAACCTTTCTCCAGTCGTTGATGTCTTTGACAGCAACATCACCACAAGATCAAATAGAATCAATAATCCTATTGAGAACTATCTCACAGATTCTAGAACTAGAACTGATGAGGATCCTCAATCGTTCACATACGTAACCAAACCTGTGAATCTAGATAATCCAGCGACTTCGCTGAAGTGTCTAGTTGGTGCACATCGTCCTTCGGAGTGTACTATTAGAGCATACTACAGACTCAACCGAGTTGATGGTTCTGATACTAAGGTATACGAACCGTTCCCTGGTTACAACAACCTAGATGCCAGTGACAAGGTTATTGACTCTAAAAACAACAGTGGTCTACCTGACAGAAACATTTCTGCAAATACATCCAACACATTTACCGAGTATGAGTGGTCGATTGACAAACTACCACAGTTTACATCATTCCAGGTCAAGTTGGTTGTAACATCAACTAATCAGGCAGCAACTGCCCAGATGATTGATTTCAGAACCATCGCTGTTGCATAATGAGTTGGTCATTTTTATACGAGGAACTTTATGAGAAGAGCGAAAGTAAAGGACCACAAAAGTCTAGAGCGTGATACAGAATCGCAGGCAATCGTGAATACAGACACGGTTGCCTACGAAAAATATATGATTGAGAAGAATAGAGTCCTCCAACAAAGGGGAGAAATTGAAGAACTTCGTGCTGAGATTGCAACTCTCAAGGCAATGATGCTCAATAAATAAAGGTAGTAAAAGGAAGAAGTAATGGCAGTTCCTGTCGTCAATCTTGTTGTTGAAGTGGGAACAGACTTTCAAAGAACTTACACTTTGAAGAAGTCTGATGGACAGCCATTGGATTTAACCATCTATTCCTTTGAAGCGAAGATGAGAAAATGGACCAACGCTGTTGGATCCATCAGTTTTGGTACCACATATAACGGTGACCCGACAAAGGGTCAACTATCAATCAGTTTAACTAATGCTCAAACGGGCATTATCACAGCTGGTCGTTATAACTATGATATTGTGATTGAAAACTCGAACAACAATAAGAAAACAAAAGTCATTACTGGTCAGGTCAAAGTAAACGATACCGTTTCATGATATGTCAGATAGTTTCTTAGTATCTGATGGCGGTAATGGGTCAGAGGTATCAGTAGAGGTCATTGTTGATCAGATTACTGTTGCAGACGAAAATCTAGTCAGTGACTTGGGCGAACCAGTTCTGGTCGAAATCGCATCCACAGGAGTAGGTATCGGATCAGTGGCAAATCTAAGAGATCTTTTGGATGTTAACTCATCCAATCTACAAGCAGGTCAAGCAGCAACTAACAAGTTTGTTCTTACGTACGACGCATCGTCAGACCGTTTTGTATTCTCTAATCCGGATGACGTTCTAGATGCTGCTGTAGGCATTAATACGATGAGTCCACCACAAGCAGGTTTGTCATCCTCCACGATCGATTATCTTGACGATGTTCTTGATAATAAGATCGACCTGGATGCAGGCGAATGGTAACACTAAATATTTGAGTAGCAAAAAATAACTATTCTCTCAATGGCTGCTCCAGTAATTCAGTTTAAGAGAGGTCAATTTGCGAATCTTCCGGGTCTACGTGCAGGTGAACCCGGATTCACAACCGACAAATATGACCTATACGTTGGTATCGACTCAACTACGTCGAACAACAAGTTCTTTGGATCACATAGATATTGGACAAAGGAAACCGGTAGCACGGGTTCTGCTGTAAGAGTTGTCGAAGGATCCGACAACGGTGATAACTACATTGAGCTAGCATCTCCAGCTTCGCTAGCATCAAATGTGACATACACACTACCAGGAACCGTCGTAGACGGTGGTTACCTTGTAGTAGACTCATCGGGAAATCTTTCCTGGGACGACACACTAGATGCCACAAACGTCAACGCCACTGGCGTTGGTACTGTTGCTTTCCTGCAATCAACAACAGTAAACGTTTCTGGCGGCGCGACCGTTACTGGAGCACTTGATGTCGATGGTGGAGCTAATATTGCTGGTGGTTTAACTGTATCCGGTTCTCAAACAGCCGATCAAGTCAGCGTAAGCGGAGTCGTTACCGCAACAACGTTCGAGGGTAATCTTACCGGCAACGTAACAGGTAATGTCACTGGTAACGTAACTGGTGATCTAACAGGTGATGTAACTGGCGATCTAACAGGTAACGTAACAGGTAATGTCACTGGTAACGTAACTGGTGATCTAACAGGTGATGTAACTGGTGATGTTACTGGTGATCTAACAGGTGATGTAACTGGTAACGTAACGGGTAATGTAACCGGTAATGTAACCGGTAATGCTGACACTGCAACTGCTCTAGCAACTGGTCGTAACTTCAGTGCTTCTGGAGATGCAACTGCCCCTAACGTTTCTTTTGACGGTACTGGCAACGTTGACCTATCGCTAACCCTAGCAAACTCTGGTGTTTCTGCAGGAACTGTTGGTTCTACCACTCAAATCCCAGTCATCACAGTTGATGCCAAGGGTCGTGTTACTGCTACAAGCACTGCAAACGTTGTTACAACTCTAACAGTTGACGGTGACAGCGGTTCTGAAGATATTGCACTAGCGACAGAAGATCTAACGATCTCTGGTGGTAATAACGTAACCACTACCGCCGCTTCTAACGGCGTTTCGGTTGCTTTGGATGATGACATCAGTCTAACAACCGTTACAACTTCTGGTGCTGTCTCTGCAAACAGCTTGTCGGTAACTAACGATGCTGTTGTTAGTGGTGATGTTCGTACACGTAACGTAAGTGCTTCTGGTGTTACAACTTCTACCGGTGGGTTCATTGGTGGACTAACTGGTAACGTAACCGGCGATCTAACTGGTGAAGTTAACGCTGCTGCTTTCGATACTAACGCCGAAGGCGTTGTAGTCTCTGGTATCGCAACTGCCACTTCCTTCTCTGGTTCTGGTGCTGGTCTATCTGATGGCACGGTTCCTGCACTATCCATCGATCTCGATGGTGCAAGTGATATTGGTGCAAACCTTGCTGATGGTGACCTAATCCTAGTTGACGACGGTGCTGACGGCACGAACCGTAAGGCAACCATGACCCGCGTTAAGGATTATGTCCTTGGCGGTGGTGCTGGTGCTAACTTCGTAAACCTCCAGGCAACTGGTATTACGACAACCAACCAACTTGGAACTACTGACATCGTAGTATCCGCTGGTGCTACCGTAACTGGTGCTCTAGATGTTGATGGTGGTGCTGATATTGCTGGTGGTCTAACTGCTAACTCTGCCAAGGTTTCCGACCTAACTGACGGTCGTGTTGTCCTAGCAGGTACAGATGGCGAACTAGAAGATAACGGCAACCTGACCTTTGATGGTTCAGACTTGGGTGTTACTGGTGGTGTTACTGCATCTGGTACTGTCCAAGCTGCAAACGTCACTGCTACCAGTGCTGCAACTCTTGCTTCTGCTGCTGTCCAAGATCTAACCGATGGACGTGTAGTTCTAGCAGGTGCTGGTGGTGAACTGGGTGATGACTCCGGTCTAACCTACGGTGACAACGATCTCCGTGTTACTGGTGGCATCAATGCTACTGGTGTTGCCACTGCTACATCGTTTGCTACCGGTGCTTCTGGTTCTGCAATCGTCGTTACCAGCGACACGATCACTGGTCCTTCTTCGATCACCCTTGACCCTGCTGCTCTCAACGACAACAGCGGTACGGTGTTCATCCTTGGTGACCTACAAGTCAAGGGCACCACGACTCAAGTTGACTCCACCACGGTTTCTGTTGCTGACCTAGCAATCGAAGTTGCTAAGGGTGCTGCTAACGATGCTGCTGCCAACGGCGGTGGTTTCACGGTTGACTCTGGCGATGGTGACAAGACTTTCCACTTTGAAGCACTAGGTGACAACTTCGGTTCTTCTGAGAACCTTAACCTCGCTGACGGTAAAGTCCTCAAGGTCAACAACACTGAGATCCTTAGTGCTTCTGAACTTGCTGCTACTGTTTCTGTTGACGTTGCTTCACTAGACATTGACGGCGCTACCGATATCGGTGCTGACCTAGTTGATGCTGACCTCCTAGTCGTTG